GTCTTCGCAGTTTCTGATAGATACTCCGATTTGTTTTTCGGAGTACCCATCAGTTTGTGGATTTCAGATGCCGTGAAACGGGAGCTTCTCAATTGATGCCAATCGTCTTCGGTCAAATTAGTGTGAATAGTTGGAAGTTCAAGTTTCATTTCTCACCAATTAAAAGTTTCTGATTGACTGGAGATACTTCAAACTTCGTGGTGATGTCAGTCATCAATCCACCCGTCTTCAAATGCTCAACGGCTTTTGCCCAACTTGGGTGCTTTGGTGTAAGTTCATCACGCTTTGGTGCTGACTGCCTTCCCATTGCTTTCTCTCCGTCATCGTCATCGTCAATGTTCAGATTCAAGATTGAACCGAGTGCATATCTACGAGCATAGGTGATTGCACTTCCCATTGCTTGGGGATCGTTCTGTTTTGCAACCGGCATCACATAAGATGATTCAATCCATTCGCCTGATTCAGCGTGAATGATTAATGTGGTGAGTGCATCTTGATCAGGGAATTGTGTGATTGCCAATCCGCATTCGCTTAATGGCTTTTGAATGGTGTCCAGTATGTTTGATAAACTTGCATACTTGGATTTGAAGAAAGGATTGCTTGATTCCTTTCCGACCTTGCTCACCGATGCTTGGAATTTTACCAATGCACCAGCAATGTTCTTGATTGATTCTGATTTGTTCATAGTTTTATAGAAAGTTTGTTTGTTGTCCGAGCATAAATAATACCGTGAACTTGTCGGGTTCGTAATTGAAGAATGCTTCCGAGTTGATGCCGTCAAATTCAGTTGCAACACAATCACCGAATCCAACTTGGCGTGAATTGACATAATCTTGCAGCTCATCAATGTGGTTTTTGATTAACCAATGATCAACGGCTTCAATGGTGTAAATGTATTTCTCTATTTGAAGAGTACCGGGAACGGAAAGTATCCATCCGTTGATTGCCAACTCAATCATTGGACACCTCCCTCAATGCAATCTCAATGACGGCTTTTGCTTTTGGTGAAATGATGTTTCCATCCAATAAATACTTTCTGACAGTTGGGAGTGAGATGCCACTCTTCCGAGCAACAATCTGAAAAAGACCTTGTCTTCGTTTCAGTTTGATAGTTTCAATTGCTTTTGTGTAATCCATAACGGCACAAAAGTAAAATAAACTTTCTAATAATGCAAATTTATTTTTTGTTTGGTATCAAATTTTTACATCTTCGGAGAATATCAAATCTCCAAATCGTGCATTCAGCTCGTTAACCAACTCCATTTGGATTGATTCGGTGAACGCCTTCTCAAGGAATGGTCGTGGCTTTGTTCCGCTCCGGTGAATCTTCTTGGCAATGGCTTTGGCAAGTGAATCGTAGGTTTGACCTTCGGCTGGTTTGATACCCTTTTGACTGATCCAAGTTTTTAACGATTGCCACAAGTACGGAGTGCCTTCAATATGCCCACCTCGTGTTGGCTTCCTTCCGTATTCTACAAACTCCCAATAATCCTCAGCCAACAAGATTGTGTTGATAGATGTCGGTGACTTCGTGATGTTTCCCGGTGCAAACGATTGGCGAAGTTTACCACTTGCAATGCTATTGTTTGCATCAAGATTCGCCAAAATTGGCGGAATCACCTTCTTGTTCCACCATTCAACAATGATCTGCTGAAGGAGTGAACCTTGAGTTGCATCACCTAAATAAGTATCAAGTGCATCAGGTAATTTGGATAAATCTATTTGAGCCACATCACAACGCTTAAAATGGTTAGGACTACACTCAGCATCTTGTAACTGATTAAAGTGCGTGAGATGGCTTTATTTCGCTTCACAAGGGCATTGTTGTCATCCTTCAGGTATCCGATGTTTGTCTTTTGCTTACCAATGATGGAATCTTGCTGATCAATGATGACGGAATCCGATGTCACAATTTTGCGAAGAATTGTGACTTGCCTTCTCGCAATCGCACCCTTGACCAAATAGTGATTCGCTTCTTGGATTACACAAGTATCAATCATTACTTGTCCATTGCTGGACAAAGGAATGAGAAACAACAAGAACCACATTCTACAAAGTAGCACTTTTGGTCGATTGTTTTTCTTTGGTTTCAATAAGCTTTTCAAGATACCACTTCGCTTTGTACAAATCTTCAAGTCCATTTTTATCTTCGCACCTCCAAATGTATTTGATTATGTTCCCGGTGCAAACTGCGATGATTCCTTTTTTATTGGTGGTTGCTGACTCAATCGCATCAATGCACTCAATTAATCCTTGTTTATAGTGTTTCGGGTTGACTGCATCCATCTCTTTACAAATATATCATATTCTTCTTCCAGTATAAACGAATGACCACCGAGCAGATAAACAATGCAATACTCGTGATAAGCACTCACGCCAACAATTTGTGCAGAATCAATCGCACCATCTTCAACAATTTCAACGATGTCCGATTCGCCTTCAATCAAACCCATCCAATTGTCGTTCTTTTGCTCGTGAACAATTTGTACCTTTAAGAGCATATCCGTTTGCGTTTTTTTAACCTTTAGATTGTTTTGTGGGTGTAGGCAATGACCTTGCGATGGTCTTCTTCACGAACTGGATTCATCACAAGCCAACGACCTCCGATTGGCTTTGGCGATGCACCTCTTTCAATGTGCCATCCCTTTGAACCATCTCCGTATTCTTCTTTGTATGCCGATGTACGAATCATCAAGATGTCACGCAAATAGACAGTTCCCCTGATTGATAAGGTTTCAACCGTGTATGTAAGCTCATAGTCCTCGTGAACGTGACCCATCCAAATGGCATCGGCATTCTCTACATTCACACTCATTCGATTGTGTTGTATTGTTCCACGAGTGACCGCACCACCACCACCGAATCCGTGCATATACTTCATTGTATACATACAACTTTTGCCGTATTGTTCAAAGGTGTACCGAACCCATCCACCGTATCCACCAACCTGAATATCACTTCCCGTTTTGTAGTTTAACAAAGTGACAAACCTTTCAATGATGTCGGTTTCTTGGCGTTTGAGAATGTTTGTTTCGTGGTTGCCATATCCGATGAGCTTAATGTTGTGAGCATAGGGCGTGAACCACTCAACGGCAGTTTCAATAATGGCATCAAAGTAGTTTGCAACATTGTGTTCAGGTCGGATGTCTGACTTGCTCTTTCGTGGATCATACGCACCTTGCATCAAACAAAACAAATCCCCGTTTATTAGGATGTCATTGTTCCCGGCAAGTGCCAAGTCAAGATGTCGTTTTAGAGTTACCCGGTCGCACTTCGGATTGTCCCAATGCAAATCACTAATCAATAGAACTTTGGTTTCTTCAAACGGCTTGTCAATTTTGAGAACATTGTTTTTCTTCATAGAGTTGTGTCAAGTGTACGATGTATCTCAATTGCTTGTTTAAGACCTTCTGACGAACTTTGGAAGGTGTCAAGGTAGATTGTATCCAAGTGATTAAGATATTTGATTAGAACGCTTCGTTTGATTTTCTCTCTCTCAACGATTCTTTCGTGCAATTCTACCTTCAATAGTGTTTTTGGCTTTGGATGTTCTTCAAAATTGAACATCGCCCAAATCACACTAAATAGGTACAACGCAACTATTGCTGAGATAAGGAGTGAGAACTTGGAAGTTGATTGCATATCCAGCCAGTATATCAGTTTTTGAATCATAGAATGGGGATGCGTTTCCGTTGATGCTTAATTCAAAGTCACCATCGGATTCCGTGTTGGTTTCTACCAACGCGAAAATGTCAGACATAATTTGTGCCGTATCCGAAAGAACTTCGATCGTGTTGCTCTCAGATTCAAACACACGATCCATCACAATCAATGCAAAGTTGTAGGTCATCAACTTTCCAGTTGACTGCAAATTGAAGCCATCTGGATACAACCAAACCAATGGATAGAACTCGATATTCTCCACCGTCAAATTAGATTGCTGACCAACACCAAACTTGCCGACCATTTTATGGCTTTCGGCTGCGGTCTGAATCTTTTTGATTATTTGGTTTAATGTCATTTTTTAGGAATTTGAGAAGTTTGGCTTCGTTGTTTTTTTGCCACTTATTTGTCCTGGTCGGTGGGGAAGTCATAGTTGAAGAAACAATCGTCATATCTTAGTGGTAAATAAATTCCTCCGCTGAATGCAGTTGATTTCGGTCTGATGGTGTCAATCGTGTTGTCGGGATTTAAGAACAATGGATAATCATTTGTATTGGTACGCAAGTAATCACGCAACCTATTTGCATAGTATTCCGCTTTGTCACGATATCTGCCTTCAATCAATGTCATCTCCTCAACGGATACTGCACGAGCATTGTCAGATTCACGACTTGCAACCGATTTATTCATCAACTTGAATGTCATTGGCAACATCGCTTCGGTCAAAGTATAATACTTCAAACAAGGTGCAATGTATGAATCCAAAAGGGTTGTGTTCAAGTTGGTCAATGTAGATGCAAACGCTTGTGTCTGCAACTGGTTGTAAATACCCGAACCAATCACATCACGGATGTAAATCTCTTGAGCTTCTTTGATTGCTGACTTCAGCAACTTATCGTCAACATTCTCATTCAAAGGTGTGTTGTCCTTCAAATAGGTTGTTGATATGAAATATACAAAGTTTGTCATTATTTAATTCTCCTCAATAATTGTTGTTGCCAAATGTGACGGCATTGTGGAACATTCACATCTCTCACGGGATCGTGATACCATCCACCTCGTCTTGACCAAACATCAATTCCCGTTTGTGCTGACATCGCATCAATATCCGCACGAGAATAAACACGATTACTTTGTACAATTTGACGGCAAAACTCACGAGAACCGGGTATGATTAGTCCACCTGGTATTCCTGGTGCAACGGAGTATTTGTAACGAACCACGATTTCGGTTTTTAACTGACTGATTTCTTCCAATCCTTTTGATGTTACCTCAAGACCTTGATTGTATCCTTTGATCAACTTGGCTTCGTTCAATTTTGCAATCGTATCAACCACGACTTGTGGATCAAGTTTTGTGATGTTTACAATATCGCCC